CCGTAGTTGTTGTAGTTGTAGTTGTCGGTGCTGCCGTAGTTGTTGTAGTTGTAGTTGTCGGTGCTGCCGTAGTTGTTGTAGTTGTAGTTGTCGGTGCTGCCGTAGTTGTTGTAGTTGTAGTTGGTGCAACGTATCCACACGCCGGGTCATTATAAGCAATTACCGACTCGTAAGTTCCACAAGAACCATCAGCAAAAACACCAATCTTATTATGGTTTACATTATCGCAATATTCATACAAATAAGTTCCATATGGAGGACAGGTAGTTGTAGTAGTTGTTGTAGTTGTAGTTGGTGCTGCCGTAGTTGTAGTAGTAGTTGTAGTAGTTGTAGTACAATTTACCGTTACTGTAAGTGTTTGAACTGTTACCGTTCCTTCCGAATCTTTCACTGCAATATAGTATATTCCATTTGAAATATTATTCCAACTGTATGGATTTGGTGATGCAGCATATCTAGTTCCACTAATACCATTAACTGCATTAGATGCATTTGGAGCTGAATCTGCAATTGCAATCCAATCATATGTCCCACTACCTCCTGCAATAGTTGAAGTAAATGAACCAAGTATTCCAGAACAAGTAACACCACTATTTGTTATAGTTAATGGTGGTCTGGTTGTAGTAGTAGTTGTAGTAGTTGATGTAGTAGTAGTTGTAGTAGTAGTTGTAGTAGTTGATGTTGTAGTTGTAGTACAATTTACTGTTACTGAAATTCCTTGAACTGTTACATTGCCTACCGAATCCATTACTGCAATATAATATGTTCCATTTGAAATATTAGACCATTGATATGGATTTGGTGAGGCAGCATATCTTGTTCCACTAATTCCCCTAACTGCATTATCTGCATTTGCTTGAGTTGTACCAATTGCAATAAAATTATATGTTCCACTACCTCCCCCAATAGTTGAAGTAAATGCACCAAGTATACCAAAACAAGTAACACCACTATTTGTTATAGTTAATGGAGGTAAAGTAGTTGTAGTTGTTGTAGTTGTTGTAGTTGATGTAGTTGTAGTTGTTGTAGTTGTTGTGGTATATTCAAAATCAGTAAATCTATCTGGTGTTAAAAATCTGGAATCCCCAGTTATTGTATATGCTTGACGTGATAAATTTACAAATGATGTAGAGGCAGTTCCACCAGCGGAAGCCACACCTGCTGATATTTCCGAAAATGATATTGGTCCAGAAGATTTAACTGGTATTGGCATTATTTAATTAGCTTTTTAATTTCATCTAATTCAAACTTTAATTCTTTTATAGCTTGTAATAACAACGGAACTACTTTTTCATATTGAATTGTTAAATAATTTTCACCACTTATAGAATTACCATCACTACCTATATCAAATGGCGCAGGTTTAACAATTTCAGGTAATACTGATTGTATTTCTTGTGCTAAAAATCCAACTTGTTTATTTTTACTTAAATTTTTATTTAATTTATTTGCTTCATTTGTAAAATTAAAATATACACCATTTATTTTATGCACCTTATCTAATGCAGATGTTATAGTTGTTATATTTTCTTTTAATCTTTTATCGGATGCTTGTGATATAATATCTCCAGTAAATGAACCACTTCCTCCAACCTGTAAATTATTGTTTACTCTTAATGAGCCTATACAATCTATTGCATATCCACTATTTGCCGCCAATGTATTATATACTTTTAATCCACCATCGTTTACCGTTAATGCAGCAAATCCAGGATTAGTACCATCACCATCTACCCATAATGCAACACCAGAACTTGCATAAAAAATAGGAGCACCTAAACCAGAATCATAAGTTAAATATGTATTTGCCGTACCCATTCTGAATTTGGCTTCACCTGCGTACCAATAGTTGTTTGAATCTAACCAAAGCCCATCTTCAGTTCCACTTACATCTTTTCCAATTTTTGCAGTACCTGCTGTCATAAATCCACTAAATGAACCACCAGTTGCAGTTATATTACCATTTACAGATAGGGTACTGCCATCAAAAGTTAGTTTATCACCTAATGAAAATATATTTGTAGAACCAGATGCAAAATAGAATGGTGTTAATGCATTACCATATGTACCACTTCCAACATAAATCTTTTTATTACCACCATCTAATGTTATACCATTTTGTCCAACTCTGAGTATATTTGAAATGTATCCATTCACTCCACCAATATTTGGAGAATAAATTGTTGTACTTCCAATAAATGAACCACTATATCCTCCATCTGCTAATAATTGTAATTGAGCAGTTGCGTTGTTATAGGCCGTATTTGCTTTTGTAGTTGCATCACTTGCTGCAGTTGAAATTGCATTTGATTGTGCATTATTTGCTTTTGTGGTTGCATCTCCAGCTGCGGTTGAAATTGCGTTTGATTGTGCCGCACTCGCTGATATAGATGCGGAAGCAGCTGCTCTTTGTGAGTATAATAATGCATTTGCATCAGTTGCCGCATTTCCACCGGTTACATTTATAGTTCCACTTATAATCAATGTACTTCCATTCCAATATAATTTATCACCTAATGAAAATATATTTGTAGAACCCGATGCAAAATAGAATGGAGTGTTTGCGTTTGAATATGTACCACTTCCAACATAAATTGCTTTATTACCACCATCTAATGTTATACCATTTTGTCCAACTCTTAAAATGTTTGAAATATATCCGTTTTGTCCACCAATATTTGGAGAATAAATTGTTGTACTTCCAATAAATGAACCACTATATCCTCCATCTGCTAATGTTTGTAATAATGCAGTAGATTGATTATAACGATAAGTTGATTGAGATAATGCGTATGCAGTTGCGGATGAACCACTCAATGATGCCGAATCTGCTGCTCTATATGCGGCATTTAAAGCAGATGAACCCGATATAGATGCGGAAGCAGCTGCTCTATCTGCGGCATTTAAAGCATTTGAACCCGATATAGATGCGGAAGCTGCTGCTCTTACCGAATATAATAAAGCATTTGTATCAGTTGCTGCATTTCCTCCTGTTACATTTATAGTTCCATTTACAGATAAGTTTGTTCCATCAAATGTTAATTTATCTTTTAATGAAAATTGACCATTACTATCCAAATATACAGATGTATTTGGATTATTATATGCACCAGAATATTCAGTATCCCCACCAGGTATTGCTCCACCTATAAATATTTTTCTTGGTGTTTGTCTTGCATCTAAATAAATTGAATTTGGAGATTGCCCTACTTTAAACAAAGTACTAAAATATCCTAATTGCCCACCTATAACAGGTGAATAAATTATATTTCCACTAATAAATGAACCACTATAATTTCCATCTGCTAAATTTTGAACTCTTGTAAATGCAGGTAATAATCCTTGATAAACACTTTGAGATATAGATGAACTAACTGCTGCAATTGATGCAGATACTGAACTACTTAAAGTATAAACAGAACTACTTGTAAATCCAAATGATGATGATAATGATGAACTAATTGAACCAGTTAATGCCAATACCGATGTACTTACGGAACTACTTAATGTTAAAATGCTACTACTAGCCGATGAACTATATGTGGTCATCGTTCCACTAATAGAAGATGATACTTGATACAATACTGCATTTGATTGAGAAACGGATGAACTTATTATTGCATTTGTATCAATATTTGTAGTTGATGGAGCTCCAACAAATGTTGCACTTTGTGTTACAAAAACAGGAACATAATTATTATTTAAATCGTAAAATTCAAATTTAAAATTAAATACATCATTTCCCAATATAGTTGGCATCGTTGTTATAAACGAAATACTATCTGGTGAAAATGCCGTATCTTGTGATAATTTTAAACTAACATTTCCTAAATGCCATTCCCCATTTGATTGTGAAAAATATAAAGATGCCGATGGATAATTGTTTGGAATACTAAATGGTATTACAACATCGGAAAGATTTTTTGTTGGAGTTATACCATATAATGTACCAATACTACTACTAAGAGACCCGGATGAAAGATATATTCCTAAATTACTATCTACACTTCCTGAATAAAATGCGTCTAAATTTAATTCGTATGTATTTGCTGAATTTATATCTAATGATTGGCTATATCTTAATATACCACTACCTGATAATTTTAATCCACTTTCAACTCTACTTGATGTTAATTGTGCAGTTAAAGAACCAGTATTCCAATATTTTTGTAAAGTTTCAGATGTAAATATACCCGTATTTCCAACCACACTACCACTTAAACCATATGTAGTTAGTAATTCTTTTGATTCTAATAAAACATCTTGTATTAAATCATAATCTGATATATCACCCTGTGATGTTCTAAATACTTTTACTCTTTTTACATCACCCGCAAATGTTTCTAAATTTAAAAGTTTTATATCAGCAAATGATTGTGTAACCGATGATGCGACTTTTGTATTACCAACGAATGTATATAAAGGTTGTAAAATTTCTTTAATTGTTGCAAATGGTCTTTTATAAAAACGTATTTTTGTAACGTTTGGTAATAATGGATTTACATTTATTGTTTTTGTCCATTTTACATTATATGTATCCGTCCAATTACTTGGTATAGGCATTATTAAACCATCGGATTCAAATTCTTTTAATTCACCTAATATAGTAATTGTAGCAGGACCAAATGCAGTCCCATCTAATGGATTACCATTTTCATCTATTGTTTTATTTGGATATATGTAGACAGAAACTACTTTGGATGTTCCTTCATAGTATTCAGAAACAAAAGATTCTCCATTTACTGAAGAAGAAACCATGCCCTCACCGGGTTCGTAATAAATGGTATCACCATTTGCATCTTTTATTTGAATTTTAATAATGGTATCAGGTACCAAATATTCAGAACCTTGAATTAAAAACGCATTTTTACCGCCAGTAAATGTATCATTAAGTTCGGTTATTTTAAAATATTTACTATTTGGGTCTGTATCGTTTACTAATACATTTACCTTTTCTAATTTTTCATCAAAAAGGGTTTTTTTAATTACCGGCATTATACGTTTTATTTTATAATAAATATGTTAAAAAATTAAAGTACGATATTTATATAAATAAAACTAATATTTACTATAGAAAAATAAAGTTATGAAATATGCAATGCTACAAATCAAAAAAGAAACCCACGAACTTCTCAAAGAATATTGCGAAGAACATGGGTTCAAAATGGGTAGTTTAGTTGAAAATTTAATCAAAAAACACGTTGGTGTTCATAAACCATCTTTTAATGTTTTAAAAGTAGATAAAATTAAAAATTAATCTTACTGAATCCATCCACTTTTTTAATTTCAATTAAACCATCTACAATATCTCTCATTTGTTCTAAGTGAGATATAACCCATATAAAATCAAATTGAGTTTTAAGATATTGCATCATCATAAATAAGGATGATAAATTATCGGAATCTAATGTACCAAACCCTTCATCAATTACTAAAAAGTTTGGACGGGGTAAGTTACATATGTTAATAAGCGCAACTCTGATTGCCAATCCACTAACAAACTTCTCCATACCACTACACATCTCTAAAGGCCATTCCTGGTCATCATAAACTATTTTAGCATTAATTGATTTACCATCCATTTCCATTACACAACTAAAATCAACTACTTGCGCAAGAATGTTATTTACTTCGTTTTCAATAACAGGCAAAGCTTTAGAAATTAACTCATAAGGTATCCCATCTCTTTTTACAGAATCCAAATAGTAGGTGTATAAACGATTCTTTTCTTCCAAGTCTTTAACTTCATTCATCCTAACCTTTATCCCCTCTACAAACGAAGATATGGAGGCAATAACACCCTTTGTATCACCAATCTTTCTACTCAATTCAGATACTTCTGCTTCTATTTCTTTTTTGGTTTTTTGTAAACCATTTATCATAGTTTCTATCTTAGTATTACGTTTAATGGTTTCTTCATTTATATAATACTTACGAATATTTTCTTCAACAACTTCTAATTGATGCTTTGCTAATTCTATTTTAGTTTTTAATCCGTTTAATTCTGCTTTTTCGGTTTCAATTGTAGAATATCCTTTTTGATATTTTAATTTTAATGTTTGTAAATCTTTGTATTGTTCTTTGGATGTTTCAAAAAGACTCATTACATTTAGAGAACCATTTACATCATCCAAACTATAATCTAAACTCGCTTCCAATCCCTCCAACTCTTCTTTTGCTTTTAATGCATCTTTTACGAATACGTTATCACAACAGAATTTACAATTAGGGTCATATTCATGTGTTTCTAAATGAGCAATCTTATCTTTAATAGTTTGAATTTTTTGTTTTAATAATTGATGTTTGGTATTTGCTTCACTATAATCTCTTTCTGCTTTAACATAATTAGAGTGAGCTTCTTCAATATCAATGTGTTCTTCTTCTGAAATATAAAACTTTTTAGTGGTTTCCATTGATTCAGAAACATCTGCAACCAATTTACTATAATTGGTAATAGTATTTTGTTTTGTTTCAAATGAAGAAGTATACCCATTCAATGTAGATTGTAATTTTGTTTTAGATTGATTCAAATCATCTATATTTAAATTACCATCCATAGGAACTAATTGAGCACTTAATCCAACAATTCTTTCTCCTAAATCATCTCTATCATATGTTCTAATATCTAATGTTTTTTCTAAATCTTTAAGTTCGGTAGTTTTAGCAATAAATTCAATCTTTTTTTCAGCTAATTCTGAAGTAAAATCTATTTTCTTAAAGTTTTTAATTAAGATAGAAACTTCTTTAATATCTTCACTTGCAATATCGTATAATTTATCAAATATGTTAATACCCATAAATTGTGCTAATAAATCTTTTCTTTCCGATTGAGATTTATCAATAAATAAAGCATTGTTTCCTTGTAATGATAATGCAGTTAAAATAAAATCTTCATATTTTCCTACATATTGTTCAATAATTTGATTCGTATCTCTTCTTTCATTTCCATTTAAGATTGTATTTAATCCATTTTCTTCTTTCCAAAACTGAACATCAACTTTAACATTTTTCCCTTTGTTAATTGTTTTGGCAGTTCTTTCAATGTGGTAATTCAATCCATCAATTTGAAAATGTAAATGGCAAACAAAATCCGTTTTACGATTGTTTAAAATATTAGATGCTTTAAATGCTCTACTGCACTTATCGTATAAACAAAATGAAATTGCATCAAATAGAGAAGATTTACCAGCTGCATTTGGTGCAAATAATCCCATTAATCCACCAATTTTAGTAAAATCAATTTTGTTATTTTCTCCATAACTAAACATATTAGAAAACTCAAACTTAACTGGTTTCCAATGTATGTTTCTTTGTATATCATCGTGAGTTATTCTACTATTAATATCTCTATTAATATTTTCCAACCCATCTAAATCTTCTTTAGTAACAAACGGCATCATTCTACCAATATAATCATTTATAAGAGAGTTCTGATAGTTTACATCGGTTATATCTTCAAAATCTAATCTATTGTTTCTATTTCCTGTTTTTGATTTAGAAAGTGAATCTGTTCTAATAATTGTAAAATCCTCAACACCATATAATTGTTTTATTTCAGCAATTACTCGTTTAGTATCCGAAGTATCCGTATTTGATAAACGAACTCTTAAACGAGGATTCTTTGGCATATCGGAAACCTTTGGAACATTTCCATTATCAATATCCATAGTATAATATCCATAATCATTTTGAATATCAATTTCCTCATAACTCATTTTATCCAAATCCCAAACAAGCAAACCATGTTTCTCCAAAGTTTCACCAAAATTTTGCTGAACCAATGAACCTGCATATGCAATAGTACATCCTTTAGGAGATGTAATGATTTGTCTTTTATGAATATCTCCTAATAGAGCCAAATCATACCCATCAAACATATCGGGTGTAAAATGCCGAGATGATACCACATATCCAATATCCGTTTGAGATGTATCTAATGGTCCGTGAAAAAGTGCAATCTTTTTATTACCAAAAAGTTTATTTGCAGGAATCCAATTTTCTCTTTTATCAAAAATAGAAAATACAGAAAAATCTACTCCACCAATTGAGTAAACTTGAGTATCTCGTAGGTATGTAAAGTTTGGTAAATTTAATGCCTCTACGATTGGAGTAAGTACATCCAATCTATCGGAATTATTCATATTACAATCGTGATTTCCCGTAATAAGAATAGTTTCACACAATTTAGAACACTCCGTAAATAACCAACTAATCTCTCTAACCAATTCAGGGGATAGTTCTAATTTAGCATGAGCAATATCACCTGCTAAATAAATTATTGAATCCTCTGTTCCTCTTTTACGAATTTCATTAAACATTTTATTAAACACCTGACGATACTCATTATGTCTTTTTACATTACGAATATGTACATCGGCCACATGAAACACCTTTTTTAATTTTAACATAAGTTATTTTTTATATAGTATTTTATATTGTAAATTATTTTTATTCTATTCATAAACTATCTTTTTTTCATGTCCTACTATTAAAGTTGGGTCAATATATGATTTATAACCTCTTTCTCTTGCTTTTTTTGCAAATGTAAAATCTTCCCATTGGTCTGGGTCCTGTGGTTCAAATGGGTCTATAATACAATCAAATACTTCTCTTTTAACCAACATAAACCCCATACCATTTGCTTTAACTTCCATTAAATCGGTTTTACCTACAATATCTTCTATTGTTAAAGTTTTTCCATCTAATTTACAACAAGCAAATAAATCTGGTGATTTTTTGTATATTCCAGATATTATTGGTAAATTATGATTTACTAATTTTTCTAACATTTTAAAATTAAAAACTTGGTCACTATCAATCCACATATAATGTGTGGGTTTAAATACTTTTGCTCTATACAACAAAGCTTCTCTATTATAAAAAATATTTGGTGCGTATCCACTAATATGAAACCAATCCCACTCTTTTGGCATACAATATAAAACATTTGTCCAACTATCTATGAATCTATTGGAAAAATCTCTACCAGGAAGTATAAATCCTATTTTCATTATAAACTATTAATTTTTGATAACAACAAATCTTCTATTCCAAATTCTTTTGTAGAATTTAATTCTTCGTAAAACTTATTATACCCCATATCAGCAGCATCTTTATCTTTTAGATTCATAAATTTAACATTTATTCCTTGCTTTCTAAAATATTCAGATGCTTTCAATGCTTCCGTTTTAGCATCATTATCTAATGAAATAACAATATCACTAACCCCATTCATAAAGATTTTTTCAACTAATAATTTAGATGGAAACTTCCCTAATAGGGGAATTGCGTTTCTTCTGATTGTAATTGCATCAAATACCCCCTCACATAAGATAATTGGTTCATTCCAATTTATTTGGGAATCAAAACAAATTACATTTTTACTGATTGGTGGATTTTTATATTTCATCTTCTCATCTATATAATAAGAACGAGAAACAAAGTAGTTTAATGAACCATCGCAATTATAAGATGGGATAATTACTCTTCTACTATATAAACCTTCTTTACAATACCCAATACCATACTTTACAATTTGTTTTTCTGTTATACCTCTTTGAATAAGGTAGTTCATTGCTTGTTTGTATTCTGGATTAAACCCCTTTGGTTGTTCTGCTAATGAAATAAACTCCTTTGGTAATGAAATAAATATTTTAGCATCACTATCTTCGTTTTGTGGGTTATAGTGTGAATCACCATATATCTCTCTAATAACCGTAATAGTTTTCCTATCAACATCTAACTTTTTTAATAAGGATGTGAGTTTCTTACCACCACTATTACATGTCCAACAATGCCAATGTTGTGTTTCGGTATTTACTTGTAATTTTTGTTTGTGATGATGGCAGAATGGACAATGAAATGCTAATTCGTTTCCCCTTAAAACGGAAAAACTTCCTAACACATTAGATAGTGTTGTAGTTATTTTTGTTTTATCTGTATTATTTAGCATGATACAAAGATACAACAATTATTTCAAATTTCCAAATTAATTAAACCATTCTTCTGGAATAAATTTATCCGCATACAAAAAACCATTCTTATCACACCAATCTGCATAAGATGTTTTTGAATTTTTTGAAATTTTGTTTTTTGATGATGTAAATACAAACCTAATATCAAATTCAGGATGTTGTTCTTTTATGAATAGGTGTTTCTTTCTATCAGCAGGAACAAATCTACCTTTGGTTTCTATAAAGATACCATTTGGTAATTTAAAATCTGGATTGTATGTGTGTTTTGATGCAGGTACAATGTATGGAATCTTTTCGGATTCATATTGTACGGGAATTCCTTTACTATCTATTTGAATTGATATTGATTCTTCCAAGCCTGATTTGAAACCATGCTTTCTTGCTACCCAACCTTTTTTGGTTGGTTTTTTTGATGTAACTTTTTTAGCCATTATTATTTGAAAGTATCAGAATACTTTTTATCAATTAATGCACCACCTCTACCTGTTTTGAATTTTGCAGCAGTTAAAACTTGCTCATCTGCTTTTTTTAAATCATCGGTAGTGTATGGTGTTTGTGCGTGCTGACCTGCTGCAAATGAAATTTTATCAACTCCTAATGATGCTTGGTTTGCTTTGTATAATTCTTCTATTGTTGGCATAGTTTGTATTGTTTATATATAAATATCAATTATGTATCAAAACGAACAATAAAATTTACAGGAATATCTGGTTCCGATTTTATTGGTTTTGGTAATTTTGCAACTGCTACTAATTCACAGTTATCATCGTATAAACCGATTGTTGTAATAAATGGATTTAAAAATGAACCTGTTGAATCTACAGAACCACTTAAATCATAATGTTCAAATCCACCACTAATTGCAGTATTTACATTTGAACCATATCTATAATCTAAAGTATTTCCGTTTTGTAATACAGATTTTTTACGAATATATTTAACACCTGGATTTGTAATTGTTTTTGTAATTGTATTTTTACGAATTGCACTAAATACATCATTCGTATTTTGAACACTACCCGTTTCTTCATTTACAATAATTATTGCAGATGGATTGGTAGATACATTAAATTCACTTTCATTTACAATTAAAAGATATTCGTTTTCGTAAATAGTTTGTGTTGATTTAAATGATATATTCCATTCATTTTTTAAAAATAAATGTGCACTTCTATTAAACACTATTAATCCCTGAGTGTAAAATATATTACCTAATCTTTGAGATAATCCAAATTGACCTGTTCCACCTAAAAATGGAATATTAGTTACAACCATATTATCGTTTGCATCTATACTTTGTAAAACTAAATCATAATCGTTTCCATTATATGTTACATTTATAGTTCCCAATCCCAAATCAAAATCACCAGAAGCTAATTGAAATGATGCACTATATATTGTTCCTAATGAATCTGTAAAATTTATTATATTATTTTCTAAATCTAATCTACTAATAGTTGCAGTATCTGGAGTAGAATTTATTAAATTACCATAACTATCATCTATGTAAACTGAACTTGAATCCGTTAATACTACCGAACCTTTTTTAATTCCTTCACCCGTATATATTTGTGGTATTGAAATTACTTTTGCATCATTATTTAAATATCTTTCTTTTGTATTAGAATCGGTATCATATACATTTGTTTTATCACCACTTCTAAAAAATGGATTATCTTCCTCTCCATTATAAAATTGAGCTCTCAATTGTCCGTATATTGATGCAGGATAATATGAAATCCATTCATTTTTTGTTGGATTATATACAGATGCAGTTGGGAAATTGTTAACTACATTACCAATGCTCGCAGAATATACATATATACCGGCAATTGGTGCACTTGTTTGATTAAATGACCACTCCTTATATGCCTTAAAAGGTCTTATACTAATATCCGATTTTGGTATTCTCTTTAACATATTATAATAATTTAATACCCAAATCTGGTTTTATATAACGCATATTGAGTTTGTATTTCCGAAAGAGTTAATTTACCATCCCAAACTTTAACAAATCCAATATCTCCAGGTGCACATTCATTTCCATCTGATTTGGCAAATAATCTAAGTTGATTAAATGCGCTTATACTAGCATTTGTAGTTGTATATACAGGTGTAGTTGGTTGCGATGATGTTGCTGAATATAAATCTGCATTCTTAACGTTACCATCTATTACTGCCCAATCTAAACGCCATACATTGGTATCTCTTGCAGTTCCAGTAAGATTGACAGTAACCCCATTGATAAATAATGCTTGAGGATAACCACTATATCCACCCATTAAAAAATCAGGAGTTGCGGTATTAGAGTTTAATAATCTACCATAGTTTGTTGTATTACCCGGAGGACCAACTGAAGCGGTATTTAATCTATATGCCATAAATACTGTATATGATTGACCAGAACCCCAGTTAGGTCCACCTATAATATAATCACCAATGCCATCTCCACCAAAATTACTTCTAAATAATCCACCATTTGATGCATTCCAAGTTATTCTAGAGTTAGGAGTACTTGTTGATATGGCGTATGCACCTGTACCTGCAATAGTAGTCCCATTAGTAGGTACTGCTGAATAGTTTGCTGCATCCAAATCAAAAACTAAATTTGGGGAAATAATATTTGTAATTGGATAATTTTGATTAAATCCAAAATTTTGAAATATCATATTATTGCATTGCTTTAGTTGATACTACATACATATTTGTTGAATCAAATGAAACTAACGAAAGTACATCTTTTTTACTAACACCAATAGATGCACTATATGAACTACCAGATGGTTGTAATAATAATGGCGATAGTGATGCCGTTGAATTTGTACCCGTTGTAATCAAAAGTGTTGCACTCATACCTGGCGTTATATTTGTAGCTCTAATATGTGTAGTTACAGTATTTGCGAGAGTTAAAGTAAAATAACTTCCTAAGTTCATATCCAATGATGCAGTAAGAGATGCTATAGTTATTGGAACTATGTTTCCTTTTACACTACCAGTTACTGTCAATGAACCTGTTATAATTTCATTACCAATAAATGTGTTAGAACCTGTTGTTGCTACTGAACTTGTCCAAACATTTAATGAAGATGTATATGTTGCTAATGATGTAAATTTACTAGAATCTATTGATGCCGAAGATATCAATGAACCCGTTATAGTTGCTAAAGAAAGATTTTTACCTTCTAAAAAACTTGCAGTTGAAATTAATGAACCGGTTGTAGTTAATAATGTTAAATTTTTAGTTTCAACAAAACTTGCAGTTAATATCAATGAACCGGTTGTAGTTGCTAATGATAAATTTTTAGTTTCAACAAAACTTGCAGTTGAAATTAATGAACCACTAATTGTTGCCAATGATAAATTTTTACTTTCTAAAAAACTTGAGGTTAATATTAATGAACCCGTTGTAGTTGCCAAAGAAACGTTTTTAGCTTCTAAAAAACTTGCAGTTAAAATTAATGAACCACTAATTGTTGCTAAAGAAGTATTTTTAGTTTCAAATGAACCAGTTTTAGTATTAATATCTGCAATATGTCCGTTAACACTTGCACTAAATGTATTTAAAGATGCAGTTGCAGTATTATAAGATGCAGTTACACTTAATAATGTTGTAAATTTTGTATCAATACTTCCACTCCATATATTTGCAGATGCAGTATAGGCATTCAATATCGTTAATTGAGAAGAACCAGATATTACACCATTAGTTGAAGCAATTGCTCCTGATATAGATGTTGCATTTACATTTCTATATCTAAAAGTTGTACTACCTAAATCAAATGTATTATCATTATTTGGGATAATTGAAGAACTTATATCTGCATTAAATACAACATTATCAATTGCATTATCACCAATAGTAATTGTACCACCCAATGTGATATCTCCACTTACATTAAAAGAACCAGAGTTTACACTATTTAATTTTGCTAATGTAATTTCAGTTGAACCATCAATTCCAACCTGTAAAGATTGTGATGTGGTATTTACATACATTTCACCCGCAGATAGAGTTGGTTTTGCTGCCGTTGTACCTCTTCTTAATTGTAATATTGCTGCCATTTATCTTTTTTGTCTTTTCTATAAATATGATTATTCTTTAAAATACAAAACCATATACTACTATAAATATCGTATAAACTAAAAACCCACCAAAAGGTGGGTTAGTAGTCTATAAGTTATTTTTTAATTAAAAATCCAATTTAACTTTAATTGCAACTTCTTTATCAAATGATTTTTGAATTGGTTTAGAAGTTTTTGCTACTGCTAATAGTTCATTAGCATCATCGTATAAACCTACAGTTGTAATATAAACTTTAGGGTCTCTTTCAAAGGTCATTTGAACAAACTCACCAACCGAACCAGTTGTAAATGATGGATTGTTTGAGAAGTTAAATTCTCTATTGTTTGCTCTTACAAAGTAATGAGAAGTTGAAACGTTTTCCGTTCTACGAACTTGAAAGTCTGAACCACTTGCTAATGCTTGTAATAATGCAAGTGAACCAGATGTACCAACTCTTACAGATGCGGATGTTGAATTATTGTGATAAACTCCTGGAATTGAACCACTTGCTGCTCCTAAATTTGAATTAACTTTTCCTGCTAATGCATCAGGGTTTAATATTATAATACCCATATCTGGATAAAATAATCCCCAACCTTGTCCATTTGAAGATGTATATGTGTTAATTGATGCAGTTAATGCAGAACCAATATTCAATGAACCACTAACCATATTATAAACTCTTCCAGATGTAGTTACAGTTTCATTAGTTCCACCACTATCATCAATTAAAGTAACTGTACCTGTAGCACCTGCTAATCTAATTGAAATGTTACCTGGGTCTAATCTTTCTTTATATCTTGCTCTGTTAATATTAATTGCATAAAACTCACGCAAATCATACCCACCTGCGGTTGAACCCGAATATACACTAAAATAAGGGTCATTTGCATCTAATAAAATATTACGATATTGATTATAAGTTGCTTTACTTGGTAAAGTAGATGAATCATTTTGACTTAATGTTGGTGCTCCGTATCCATCAACATCACCATAAGCAATTGAGAATTGAACTTCCGATGCAGTTGATGATGTTAAACCATTATAAACATCTATATAATATTTACCACTTACACTTGCAATTTGTGCAGAAGATGTATATGTTGAATTTACTACTAATGAACCAGTATCACCGCTCCAAATACCAGATGTTACGATTTCAGTTCTATTAGTTACTTTATCAATTGCTCCAAATTTTTTATAAATACCATTTGTAATAGTAGTCATATCTGAACTGATTTGTTCACCAGTTCCTAAAAATTGATTTACAATTCTAACTAATTCACCTGAATCTACGGGAGTTCCTGCGGTGTTAGCAGCGCCTGCCAAATATTGTGATATCTGACTTGCTAAAAGTGCTCCTCTATTGTCTCTAATTATTGCCATTTTTCTTTATTATTGAACGTAAGTTACGGTAATTGGAATAGTTTGTGAACCCCCTGTTTCATTACCATAAACTGTAATAGTAGTTTTAATGGTAGATGTTAAAGATGGATTCGGTATAAATTTGAATGTTAATCCTTTAGATACTGCTGCAGTTGCTGAAATATCATCACCAATAAAAATAGGTACTGAACCAACTTCCGATGTTACACCTGCACCAATAATATCACCTGCATTTTTGTTTGATAATACAATGGTGTATCCTAAACTTCTATTTCCTGCTGGAGATGTTGTTGGTGATAATGCAACTTCACCACTTTTTTGATTAACTGAAATGTTAGGAACACCAAATTCAACTACTGGAATACGAGTTGTATTTTTTGGAAGTGTTACTAATTTATATTTCATTACCTGAGTTTCATCAGGATTTGCTTCTAATACAGGCATATTTTTAATTGCTGCATCGTAGTAAGCTGAACCAAGTGGGTGAGCTGGTTCATATAATGAATAATCAATCTCATCATCTGCCAAAGCAAATTGAGTAATGTTTAAACCCTGTCCCGCTGCCAGTTTCTCTCTACCTTTTTTTGTAAGGATTGCATCTACTGTTAATTCGGTATTACTTAAATATCCCATAGTATTAATGTATTATCTTTTGATATAAATATAGTTTTTTTAAAAATTATTACTCAACTTCCAAAATTGGTTCATTTGCACTTCTACCTGCTTTATTTACTTTTAATGTATTAGGGTTAGTTGAGAATACCTCAATTGGAGGAGTTCCATCCAAAGTAGTTGCTGCCGTGTTTTTTGAACCTCTAAAATAAGAATTTTCCATTCCTCTTGTCAAATCAGATACATTTCTAAAGTGAGTTGGTAAATATCCACTAACAGGTGTTACTTCAATTATACTCCCAGTTCCTGCGTTAATTACTTTAGAACCAGAAAATGGTTGTATATTTAAAGATGTTTCGTAGTAAACCGATGATGATAAAATCATACCATCTCTTGGGTCACCAACACCATTTGTAACTGTTTTAAATTTAACAATATTTATTGTTTTTTGTTCTTTAACTAAATCAACTTTTACTCTTTCTTTTACAATTCTTCCATTTTTATCAAAATATGTTCTAATTGCATATCCGTTTTCAGCATACAATCCAAATCCAATATTTTCATAATCAGTTTGACCAACTACAATATTACTATTAAGTATATCAATTTCAGTAAGTATTGTAGGGTCTTTTAATCCTGCATCTATTAAAATATCTTTTTGATAAGATTCAGCTTCTACTAAAGTAGTTTTAGAAGTTGGAATTTCAACATCATATTGATAATTATCAACATTTAAATTTTCACTTAAATTTGCATCAACTATTGAATCATATTGATTATTTTCTGCAGTAAATAAATATTCAGAATTTGCATCTAATATTATTTCTTTTTGAATATTTTCAGAAGTTATTAAAGTAGATTCATCATAATGTATTGCAGTTTCATATTGTTCATTTTCACCAGTTGGTTTTTTTTGAGCAATTTTACTTCTTTCTAAAAAATGTGGTTCAATTAAAAGACCCGTTGTTGCTTTTGCTCTTGCAGGCAGCATATTTTTAATATCTTCAAACATAGATTTTTCATATAACTTAATCAAGTTAATATAAGCATATATGTCTATATTATTAAATCTTTTAAAATAATAACTTCTTAAACTATCCAAATCTTTATAATTTGATTTGTATTTATCGGAAGGGTCACCAATATAATTATCTAAATTAATTCCACCAAATGATTTAGCAATATCAATATTTAACTCTTTTGTAGGAGAGAAAAATAAACCAACTCTATTTGAATCAGTTGGAGATTGGTCAAATGATTTTCTAGTAGCTCTACTATTAACCGATAAATCTGTTAGTAATGTTTGTTCTTCAAAACGTATTTTATTAGTTGAATATCTTGATGAACCAAAATCTGGTATATCTAATACAACTGTTCTATCTATTGCTTCAAAATTATATGGATAGGTATTTATGTTTGAAAATCCATATGTACTTGCCGAATATGATGCAGAAGGATTTTGTGAATATAATAAAGCAGAACTACCACTTTCATAATTATTTCTTTTTAAACTTCCACTAAAGTAAATATTTGTATCTACATTTGGTAATGTAGTATATGTTGCTAAGTTTTTAGGATATTCAAAATCTAAACGGAAAAACAAATCATCAGTTGATGCTGATATATGGTTTCCATTAATCATTTCTGGAAAAGAAACGTGTTCGTAAAATCTTTCCTTATTTAATGGTGTAGACCATAAACGGAATTCATCAATACTACCACTAAAACTACCACCTAATGTGATAAAAGAACCACTATTCCAATTTGAACTACCACTTGCAACACTTGCAGTTGTGTTATTTTGGAATAAAGTTCTTTCTTTATCTGCTTGTCTAACATTTAATTCTAAGTTGTGAAAACTACCACTAACTTCTCTACTTACAGATATACCAAAAAATGAACCATTAAATATAGGTAATATAGAAGAACTAATTGCATTTGTAGTTGAATAATCAAATATTACATATCCATTATTACTATTAGCAGAACCACTTAATTTTATATCCCAACCACTACCTGAAATTAAAGTATATAACCCACTTGTTGTAGGTTTTACAAAAAATTCAATTGTATCTGGTCTTCTATTTTTTTCTGTATTTTTCCATTCAAAATCAATTCTAGAACCATTATTCATTTTAAGAGCAGTTGTAATATTATCCATTACTAATTTACTCTTATTGGTATCCGTAACTTCGGGTCCTCCAAATTCTAAAATAGAAAGATTTGATGATGGAATACCATAACAACTTAATAAAGCATATACACCTCTGCGTGTACCTTTGTGTTTTAATAGATATGGTAAATTATTTACAATTCTTCTCCAAACTTCATATGTTCTTTGTTTAACAGGATTAGTATTTGTAACTCCACCATTTATATCTTTTCCAAAAACATAATCCCAAAGTTTAGAATCTGTTCCTAAATTCTTAGCATCCCAATCAAAAGATTTAAGTGTTTCAAATAAGAGTTTATCAGAAATACCATTTTTTGATTTGTAACCCAAACCTCTACTTTTTTCAATTGATTTTGTATAAAAATATATGTTATCAAAATGTTGTCCAACCATTGATAAAAATAATAACATACTTTCATTATCTGTATTATTTACAATGAATTGTGGAATATTGTTTTGAACCCAATTTGGATTTTCTATATCAAAATCTCCTGCTAATGTTATAATATTTTCATACCAATTTGTTACATTTGAATTTGTTGATAACAATCTAATACTACCACTATAAGGCCAACTTATTGAAGATGATGTGTATAAGAAATTTTCAAATCCATCAAATGCATTTATTAATTGGTCTTTTTTTAATTGTTGTTTTTCTCTTTCTTGTTGCGCAGAAATTGTATTTGTGTGTCCATAAGATGATGGGTCATAGTAAGATGCTGATATTAATGATTCATAATTTTCAATTAACTGAACTTTATAAACAAAATTATCTACTCTTTCTTTTGCAGAACTAAAATGTACAAAGTTATTCCATGCATATGTAGAACCAGTTGTATATTCAATATTTAAATCATCCGTATTAACCAATGATGAACTCAAATACATACCAACTAATTGTGCGGATGATGTATTTGTTAATATTATATCATCCAATGATTCATAATTAGTAGCACTACCTTTTATATAATCAACTTCAATTGAAAAATTAGGTCCTTTTATTGGTGGGCAAGATAAATTATCTTGTTCTGTAAGTATTACAGTTTCTACTAATGGATTTGTTAGTAATTTTGTAACCCAAAATGTTGAGTTTGGTGTTACCGATGCAGGAATTGGTGAATATAATTTTAAAATTAAAGATTCTACTTTATCACTTTCCTGTACAAATTCATTACCTAAATTATCTACGGATTTTTTAGATAATGTCCAATCATCTTCTTCCCAAGATGAAATTAATATTTCTTCATCATTGCCAAAATTAGCAAGGTGTGTGAGATATTTACTTTCTTTTTCCGGTTCAATTATTTGTAACTTTTCAATAAAAGCATCAAACATTGCTTTACCAAAAATCTCTTCATTAATTTCTAATTTTGGTAAAATTAAATTTGTTACAATTTCATAATCATTTCCAGTTAATGATTCTGCACCACCTCTATTGTATGGTATTAATTTTAAAGTTATGGTATTACTACCTACCCAATTAGGAAATTTTTCTCTTAATGTTTTAAGATGTATGTTTACTTTTCCATTTGTAGGTTGATTTACGAATAATGGAACAAATGAATTATTTTTTAATTTTAAATGTATATCTACACTTGTTGCTGCAAATGTATTCCAACTTACATCATATGATAGATTATAATCTGAAAAAGATGGAACATCTATTAATTCAGCAAATGTTGTTTCTGTAATAGATGGGAAATCGTTTATAGATGTAAATGTTACATTAACTTCCGTTCTACCACCAGTACCAAAATTATTACTATATGCTACTAATATTATTTTTTTAGTACCATACACTTCTGCAAAATCTTTTTGAAAATAAATAATTGCCTGTCTATCCGATGCAGGTACTTCTAATGTATTATTAGGTCCTAAATATACAATTACTTTATCCGCTTGTTCCGTATTAAAAGGAATTGCAATTGATTTTTCTAAATCAGAATCTTTTACAAAAACATTAAATTTATTACCGTTTGGTAAACTAATTTTTGGTTCTGCATATTTAATTTCTTTTTGAAAATTTGCAATAACAACAAAACTACTAAATAATTTGTTTGCAGATACGGAAAATACAGTACCATTTACTTTATTTAATGCAGATAAATCTTTACCTTCGTTTTTTATTTGAGATGAATTACCTTCATAAATTCCATTGAATGTAAACCCATCAGGAAGATTTCCTTCTATTTTTAATAAAACTTTACCATTTTGTAAAATATCTTTTGATAATTGTTTTTTAATAGAACTTTTAGTTCCATCTAAAAATAAAACACCACTATCATGTATGTAATCATTTAATACAATTTGATAAGATAAAGATACGTTACCTCCTAACTCATTTTTAAAATTACTACCAAAAGAAATTTCATATTGAGAATTTGGATTTGGTGTAACTATTTCTTGTTTTTCTATTCTCGTTTGAGTAGCAGGTGGATTTGGTAAAGGAATATCTGCAACTTTTGTAATTTCTAAATCTTGAAGAGCTTTTAATGTTTGTGGTACATTTGTTGGGTTTCTTTCATTTACTACAACAGCATTACCAGCAGAATCCGTAAAAGTTAATGGTTGATAGATTGGTCCAATTGTATCAGAGCCCAACATTGTAAGTGGATTTATAGGTCCAATATTTTTTGCAATATCAGCTTGCAGTTGAGCTTGCCCAGCAGGTGAGTTTAATTGAGCAAGAGTTTCATTCAAACCTGAAAGAGCCTTTGGGTCAATTGTTATATTGCTCAATGCCTCATACAATTCGTATGTCATTCCAATTTTATCCGCCTCTAATTTTTGCTCGTCAGTTAATGCCATTTAATACTTTTATTATAAATATCTTATTATTAATAATCTCTACCCGTTGGGTCATTCTCTACATTAGATAAATTGGCATCAAATCCACCAGGTACATATGTACTATAAAATCTATTTCCCGAATTTGCGATTCCTAATCCTATTTCTTGTTCAGCAGCAGTACTAAATGCAGTATCTACTAAATTTGGTTTTGGAGTTGTTACAACTGTGGGTGTTATTTCTTTAACAGGTTCTTTTACAGGCTTAGGTTTGGGTGGTGGTATTGGTGTAAGGTCTGGTTCTGTAATTATAACTTCTTTTGTAGTTTTAATTGGTGGCAATTCATTTGTTCCAGTAACAGTTATATCCACTTTATCTGGCATATAAATGTTTCTCTTAATATCAATTTTAGTACTAAATGCATCTAAATTATTTTGAATTTGTTTTCTTAATTCAACTATTGCAAATTCTTTTGGTAATTGTTTAATATCAACTTGCCTTCTTTGTAATGCCTTTGTATTAAATTGGATACAATTATTTAATATGTTTTGAATTTCACCCATCAACATACCAAAATTGTATTGTCCACAATTTTCAAATCGTATTTCCGATGGTTTACCAAAGGTAGGTTGCGTTACATCATAGTATTTATTATTTACCCAATTTTTAATACTATCTCTAAAATTTTCAAATATTCTTTTATGAAAATCATCTAAATTTCTTAATCCAAAATCTTTTTTTAATACATCTCTAAAATCATTTCCAAATTTAGCAACTAAAGCATCATCTATTACAGTTAAAGAATTTCCTTCAAATTTATCTAAGGCATCTAATATATTTTTTTTATAGTATTTAAAATCTTTACTTAAATTGTGAATATTTTTAAATTCTGATTTTGTAATTTTATTTACTTCACCATCTTTTGTTTTTAATGGTAAAATACGAATTTCTTCTCTTGATGGTGATATTTCTTGAATCCAAACTCTTGTTAATTCATTATCCGTTCCTATTTTATTCCTTACAAAATTTATATTAATTTTAAGAATACCATTTGAAAATCCTAAATTATTTAATAATTTTTCAACATTTATAGCAAGTTCTTTTTGACCAACTTTATTAACTATATCGTACATATAGTTTTTTATATCATTTGGTTTTATATATGCAACATTATTTCCTGTTTTATTTGGTAACAAAACATTATTAACATCATATACAGATACTTCCATTACATCATGCTTACAATCACCAAAATCTGCTTCTTCTATTTCAGTTTTGGACACAATAAGTAAATCATCCTTTAAAAGAAAATCACCTTTATTTTCTTTTCTAGAATCAATTTGCTCAAAGTTAGTATATTTTGTAATACTCATAAATTATTATGTTTGATGATTTTGATAATCTTCTTTATTCTTTTTAGATAATTTGATTCCGTAAGGTTTCATCTCACTCTTACCTGCTGCATTAGTTACAGTTATACTCATCAAACCACCTGTGTAATCTTTTGAATTGGTTTCGGATGTGAATATCCCTGCATATGTCTTTACCCAATTTGCAGCATATGTTCTTGTTGCCTGTACATCTAGAGTTAAAGTTATATCTTTTGTTCCATCTGCACCAACAGTAAATGATGTTTCTGGTATATTAAAGAATTTAATATTATTTGGATAACTAACTGATATTTCAACTTTTATTGGTTCTTTATCGTTATTTGTAAATTTAATAGTTTGCCCATTAATCCACTTACCATTTAATTCAGAACTTATATTTGCTTTAATTGGTGGTTCTGATTTAGCTATAGATGGTTCTAACTTAACCAATACAGTTTCTAATAACATATCTGCCCCACTTGCCAATGCCGTTGCTCTTGTTCCTTGTACAAGTGCTTGTTGTTGTTGAGATGCGCCTAATTGCGCTTGTAAACCTTCAATGACTGAGTTTAATGAATCTATTTGTTTAATCAATGCCGTAATCTGTGCAAAGAAACCTTTATTCTGTGCTTGTAAAGATGCTCTTAAAATGGATTCATCAATTGATTTTTGAACTGCCGTTGATATTTGTAATGCAAAATCGGAAATAGTTTTTGATAAAATTGTTAATTGATTTGATAATGCATCATTGGTTTGTTCTATTATTAATCTTTTGTTTATTTCTATTTCTATCAATGATTGTAATGTAGCAACTTGTTGTTTTAAATCTTCATTTTCTAGAGTTAAAGCAGCTACTTTTTTTCTTAAATCCTCATTTGTTGCAACTTCGGCATCATATAATGGTTTTGGAACTAAATCTAAATTCGGTTTAGGAATATTAGGTTTTAATTCTTTGATTACAACATCTATTGCTTTTTCTAATTCGGCATCATCGTATTTATCTTTATTTAAAGATTTAAAAATTAAAGAAGATGCTGAATCATTTTCATTTACAATAGTTACACCATATTCATTTTTTGTAATAGCAGCTGAACCAGATATTTTTAAAATTTCTTCCAAACGCATATCTTTTACATCTTGTATTTTTTCAGAAATTGTTTCTGCTGTATTCATTATGATATTATTTCAAATATATATTTATCATCTATAATGTAGATATTCCGTTTTCAATTATTTTTATTTTTAATCGGTATTCTCTATTAATTGGTAATGTTGATAAATCCATTATAAAATAATTGGATGTGGAATCACAACTTACTTTAGTATAATTACCAAATGGGAATATTGATTCACCTGTTATATAATCTTCTATTTGATAATAAGTTGAACCAGATGGTAAATATTTAACTTGGTCATATGAGAATGTTTTATCAAATGTTTTTGATGGATACATATCTCTACCTTTTAATCTAATTTTTGTTTTTGTATTACTAACGTATTTAGTTTTTAAATTACCAATAACTACTTTATATCCTTCTTGTGCGGAACCTGTAACGGGTAATAAACTTCCAGTTAAAAATGAACTATCATCCCAAACTAATTCTAATTTTGGTTCATATATTGTATTGGTTTCTTTTGAAAAGAATTTAATAACACCATAATCCAATGTATCTGCTTCATTTGATAAACCATGATGTAAAATTAATCCATTGTTTGTTATAGAACCACTTACCCATAATTTAACTAAATTTGTAACATCCATTCTAACATCATCACTTTCATAATCAAATGATTGAGATGATGAACCACTTAAATACCATACACCACCTTCTGCATTTGCCGAACCTGTTGTTGTATTACCAGTAGTAGGATATACTGCTGTACCACCTGTTGTATCATAACCTACCCATTTAGTTTGCCCATCTCTATATTTCCAACTAACACCATCCGTTGTAATATTATCAAACTTAGTACCTGTTCCCATTATCCAACTTGAAGATAATGCGTTTGCATACAAAGTATATTGTAATGGTATTTCCTCCGATTTAGCTGCTTTTAAATTTAAAAATGCAGAATAACTACCTGTACCAATATTTTCATAAACAGATTGTGATATTTGTGTTGAATTAAATTTAATTAAAGTTCTAGCAATATCTTTGGTAGAACCATAATATAATTTACCTACTTCCAATATTTCATCCCTACCTGCATTTTGGTCTGGTTGTTGTAAGTATATACTTGCGTCAAATGATGATGTGAAAAATTTATGCATTATAGTGCTCTTCCTTTAATATCTTTATTTGGGTACTTAACTTCAAAAACACAAGGGTCTAATGATGGATACACAATTTTATCTTTAGTTGCTTGCTCTATATTATATTTGTTTGTAGAATAATTTCCATCCCCACCACAAAGATTATGTATTCTAGCCGATGGAACGCTCATTACTCCTTCTACGTTTGCTAATATTAATTCTATTTCTGAAAGATTTATTGGTTTATTAAATGTCCAATTATCTATATTAAAATAATCTTGCAATTGTACTAAACAATTTGCTATTACTTCATTTTTATTATAATTAGAATAGCAAACTATTTCAAAATCACATCCAATATTTACAATAAATCCATTTAATAAATTTACAGAATCTGTCATTAAACGATATTCACTTAAATAAGTTTTAAGATTTTGTTTAATTGCAGTGTTTAAATTTGTAAGTTTTTTATTTGCATCATATCCCAAAATATACATATTAATTGCAAATGGATTATTTACTTCCGATATTGCAGAACGTTTTTGTGAAAGATATTTAACTAATTCTTTTTGAACTTCTGATTGCGATTTCCCTTTTAACCCATCAACTAATCCAACAAATTCTGAAATATATTTTGGATTTGCTAAAATGGATGCTGGTGAATTATTATCAATTTCACCATCAGGTGATACATATACTTTTGCAATACTACCATATCGTTCTGGCATAGATAATGCTCTAACAATATAATCCTGTCTTGTTACTGCTCTATTTTGAGAACCAAACGAACCCAATGCATTTTGTCTTATTTCTTCAATAGTTTCACTACTTCTACCACCAACCGCAGGTTCTAAATTTTCAACTATAATGGTTGTTTTTGTATCATTATATGAATTTAATATATCAGATGAAATTGATAATATATCTTCTTCAAATTCAATTTTTTTAATTGTAGTTAAATCACCACTATTAATGTTTGATTCAATTCCACCACCAACTAAATATTTTACTAAAAGAGTTTTACCAGCGGGTGATATTCCAAATGTATTTGTTTTTAAAAAATTAGATGGGTCAATACCTTTATTTAATCTTTGAATACTATTTGCTAATCCCAATCCTATATTTTTTGTATTAGGTAATATTTGTTCATCGGCTAATCCACTACCACCACCACTACCAAATTGTAAATCAATTGTATTATCGGAATTTACTTTAGTTGAAAATCTACGTGGTGCTTTTTGTACTTCTAAAATATAAGGTACTGAACCGGAGAAATCGCTTAAATCGGAATTATATGAGGTGTTTGGTTTTTCAATAAAAATACTTTCCTGTGCTAAATAAGGAACTTCGTACCATATTTCATTTGTATCCAAATCTTTTACCGAAGTTATTTCTATAATATTGGTATCATTTAATGTTGAAGATGGATAATCGGTATCAGTTGCTTGAAATGTAATTGAAGTTGATATTTCTTTTGCTGATATAGCTTTTACATTTTTTGAAATTAAATATCGTGTAGGATTACCATTTGTATCTCTTTCAAATACACTAACCGAATTACTGCCAGTTTCTGCAAAATTAACAGAATCTGTTGTTCTAAATATTACGTTTGTATTCGTTGAAGATTGGATTTCCATTCCTTCTTTTATTCTCAAATAATATCTACTATCAGGTACACTATTTGAACCAACTCCAACCGATGGAACTAATTGATAAATTGTTATTGTTGTTACCGCCGGAGATGATATTTTTGGTTTATATCCCATTGCTTGTGCTAATGCTATAACATTTTTACGTTCTGTAGCATAAGCCAACATTGATTCTTTTAATTGAACATCTTGATAAAATGATAGAATATCACCAATAGCAGCTGCTTGCTCTATAAATATATTTCCAGGAGATGCATCGGAAAAATCAGCATAAGAATTGGGGAAATAAGTTTTAGTATAATCTATTAAATTTTGCTTTAATGAAGCAAAATCTTTACCAAGATAACTTATTTTTTTATTATCGTTTCCCCAATTCTTATCTATCGGTTTAATTGCCATTATTAATTATTTACATTTATTTGTACTGAATCACTTAAATTTGGATTTGATACTAATGAAAATTTAATATCCAATCCAATGGTATGGTTATCTATATCATTGTTATTGTAATCAAATATTATTTCATCTATATTTAAATATGGTAACCAAATAGATACTGCATCAACTATTGTATTTTCTATTCTTTTATCTATTTCCCCTTCAATAATTGGTTCAAATAATAATTTCCAAATATCGCAACCAAATTCTGTATTCATAATTCTTTCACCTTTATGTGTAAGAATTAAATTTTTTAAATTATCTTTTGCCTGAGATAAAGTTGTATAATTAACGGGAAATATTCCATTTGAATTGGATGTTTTGTTTATTCCAATTCCTATTATTTTATAATCATTTTCAGTTAAATCTACTACATTTACTTTACCTAACTCTATTGCCATTATTTAAATCTTTTTACCAATTCTGAATAATCTCTTGTTAATGCTTTCATAGTTGCATCTTGTAATGCATCTCCTGTTGATTCTAATTGTTGTGGTATGGATTGTGGGACACCGGATTCTCTATAATCCATAGTTTCCCAACCATCTTCTTCAACACTCATTTGTGGTTGTAGCATATCTAATACACTTGCCCCACTACCCATTCCTCCCTCTGCTCTTTGCTCGGCTGAAAATGGAGTTGTCATATTAAGAATCTCATTAATCATAGGGTCTTTTGAAAATTCCCTTTTAGGTTGTTGAGTTTTTTGAGGTTGTAATGTAGATGTTCTACTTTTTTGCAAAACACGTGTGGCTTCCGTAAACGGGTCTACCGATTTAATAGCCTCCTTTAATGTAGGAGCTTGTGGTTTTCTGTTTGAATTTAATTTAACTGTACCGGATTTAACAAGCTTTGTTATTTCAGAAATAACTTGCTGTCTAACCTGTGTTTTAACTTCATTCCTAACCACTTCTTTAATAAGTGATAATAAAATGTCTGATTTCATAATAAAATATGTTCGTTATGTTAATAAATATAATAAGTTTAAATTATCCAATGACATTATATCCAGACCATAATAATATAGCAGGAGCAGGTGGTGCAGGTGGTGGATATTGAGCCATAACCATCATAGTTCCACCCGTTCCCATTAAATGCAACTTTGCCAAATTAACAAATGGGTCTAAAAATATCATAAATGCCGGATTAAATTTAAATGATGGTGGAACAAACCATATATTTGGTATTTTTGGAATTTTATCTTTAATCGTATCAAATGCTATAGCCATCAATTTTTCTTTTGTTGGTAACTCATCTTCTATTTGTTTTTTTAATTCTTCTTTAGTCGGTAGTTTTGGAATATTAAATGTAGATAAATCTATTTCAGGTTTTAATCCGTTTATAGCATCCATTATAGATTTTTTAATTTGTTCTTTTGTAGGCTTTGGTGATGGAATTGATTTTGATAATTCTATTGATGATTGTATAGGTAATATTATTTTTTGTAATATTTGTTCTTCAACTGCTAATATTAATCCTTTTTTAATTTCATCAGCCGCTTCATCCAATAATTTTTTTTTAGATTTTTCAATTAAATCTTTTCTTTTTGGTAATTCTGGAAATGGAAATTTAATAGATGGTTTAAATTGAGAACCAATTGAAGGTTTTTTGTTTTTAATTTCGTTATATTTTTGAACTATTTCTTTTCCTGCTATAATTGCAGGATGATTTTTAATTTCATTTGCAACAACTTCTTTATTTAAAACTTTAATAATTGTATCGTATACATTTATACTAATACCACCAATTTCAATTGTTTGTTTTTTTAATTCATCAACTAATGATTGTGTAGCTTCTTTTAATGCTTTATTTATAGCAACGGATTTTGCTAACGATATTGGGTCTGGTCCAATATTCATAAGTGTACCTGGAGCAGGTGGAGTTGATTGCCAACCCAATGGTCTTATTAACGGATTTGGAAACGGAGCCATTTCAGCACCTAACCAATATGCATCAAATGCGGATGGATATATTTCTGCTAATAAATTAAAATTTTCACCACCACTTTCTCTGCCTTTTTTGAAAGCTGCTTTTATAACATTTGTCATTCCTATAACATTACCATTGATAATAGGAACTCCATATATCATATCACCACCTCGCTTTATACACTCATCGTATTCATTTGCAATAAAAGAAGCAGCTCCATCTGAGTCATTTTTAAACCTAAATGTTACTGCTGATGTTAATACATTAGTTTTGTATATCGTCCAAGACATTTTATTTACTCAAAAAGTTTGTAGATGATAATAGGGTTTTTAATTTATCTTTTAGTGCAAAAAATGATGAAATATTTTCCGGACCAGGAAAAGTTGGTCCAAAAGAAGATGCATATACCGATTCGGTTATCAAATCAATTAATTCACTCATTATTTGAACCAATACACCACCTAATACCATATTTTGAACATCTGCTTTAAAATCACCTTCTCCTTGATTTTTACCTAAATATATCTTACCATTTTCAGAATTTAAAAATATTTGGTTTGCACCATTAGAATGTATTGTTATATTCTTATCAGAATTAACATAAACATCTTTACCCGCATCTATAGAATAATTACCATCTGTAATTACACCAGTATTTCCTTTTCCATATATAATAAACTCATTTGCTTTTGCAGATAATATTATTCTATCCGAATTTATAAATAATTGTTCTCCACTAAAATCGGATGGGTATTCTTTAAATCCTATTTTGGTTTTAGATATTGTTTCTTTAAATGGAACTTTGGTTTTACCTGATACAAAATAAACAGATGTTCCATCTTTGTTTATATCTTCATCAATCATTTGACCGATTGGATTGGAATCTAATTCTGCATTTTGTTTGTTACGAATGTATATACCTGGGTAAGATTTACCATCGGAAGATAAAAAGAATTCCGATAAACGAATCGTATTACCAACTCTACCACTTAAAATGGTATCGCCTTCTTTTGGTTTTATAAATTTAATTTTATCATTTACTTTATAACCAATATCATCTTCTTTAGTAATATTTGTTTTAATAGTTCCACCTGCTGCATTTATTTTTGTAGGTTCAAGTTTTGCACCACTATTTTCAGATTTATCTTTTTTAGTATTTTTATCTGTTATGTAATCTTTTCTATAATTTGGGTAAGGTGTGTTAGTATATGGCATCCAAAATGTTTGAGAATTTGTTCCAAACATTTTTAATATTACAACAGTTTCTCCTTTAATTGGAAATGTAAAATTATTTTTATCAAATGGTTTTGCAATATCATCTTTAGCATTACTATCTTCAAATCTATAAGTTATTGCACCATACAAACTTGCATCTGTATCGGAGAATGATGGTGAATTGGTATATATTGAAATTGTATCTTTACCTTCTTTTTTTAAAAAATTGGTATTTGTTGGATAAACGTTATCTACCGTTGCTAAAAATGTTTCCATTATAATTTAGTTTTTATATCTTCTATTTCAACCTGAATATCCAATAACTTTTCATCATTCTTTTTATCAATCTCATTAACAGTATCTTCCAATTCCGTTAATAGTTGTGCTTTTTCTTGCTCACTCAACCAACCGTCTTCACCAATACCCTTTGCTTCAGCAGCAGCTAATCTTTGAGCAATTGTTGCCAATTTAATTAAGTGGTCATCGTTTTTAATAGATGAATCAATTAAATCTCTAATAATAGGTGCAAGTACTGTTGCTTCACCTACATTACGAATCAGCTTACGAAGAGATTCAATCATATCTGATATATTCTTCTTTTTTACTTGTTGATTATCGTAAATATCTTTAAATAGTGATGATAAGTTTTTACCATCAAATAACTGAAATTCAGATGCCATATTTTATTCTTTATTAATAATTATTTACATAGTCAAGTCTCCTGTTCTATCAAATTCACTATATAACTCCATTTGCTTGTCTTTCATTTTATTGACAATCTTAGTTATATAATGAGTTGGATGTCCAGTCATCTCTCTAATAAGTAGATATAAAGATTTTTTATTGAAACTTTCTATGTATTCTGCTCTTCTGAATAATTCTAAAACTGCATCTGCGATTTGCATATCTCTTTTCTTTGGGAAATGATTTTCTAAATGAATATCCCAATATGCCAACATTCTTTTATTAAATGTACGAAATTCATCATTTATAGTTTCTTCTTCCCAATTGTTTTCAGTATCCCAATGTTCGGGTAAGTTTGATATAATATCAGTATCTTTATATCGTTTGTAATTTGCGTTGTTATTTAAAATCAAATAGTTTCTGGCAACAATAGTAAAATAAGAGAATGCTTTACCTTTACCTTCTTTGTACATATGAATCTTTTCAATCATAAATGTAACAACTTCAGACATTACATCTCTAGGGTCATCATCAAAATAACTGAATTTCCATTTGTTATAAACTATTTCTGCAAGTTTATCAAATGCAGGTTTTATTCTATCTTTATAAACTTTATCTTTAACTCTTTGGTCATCGGTTGAGTTATACTCTATAATAGCATCTTCTGTATCTTTTGTAAAATATTGTTTACTTTTGGGTTTTCTTGGCATTTTAATTAAATTGTTTGAATCTCTCGATGGTTTCTTTTATTTGGTAAAATATTGAACCTACATCATCATCCTTCTCAAACATTTGACGTTCATCTATTTGTCTTAATGCCTCCAGTAATGCTTCGTTTCTGCCGATTTCTTTTTCAATGAAATCTTCGTAACTTTCCAACTTTCGTAAATTTATAATAATAACATAACCCAATATTATGGATAATGCTAATAAAATTGCAATTGTTATGTATAAAAATATCATATTAAACTACTTCATATCCTTTTAAGAAAAACTGATTTGCTTTCTTATATTTAACTTCAATCATTTCACCATCTGGCGATTTCATTACAACTAAATCATTTCTACCATAATTATTTTTAACAGAACGGGTAGTTGAATAAACTCTATCTTTAATAGTAAATCCATCTAAGTGGTCAATCTCATGCTGAACAATAACTGTCATCATTGTTTCTTGTGAAACTTTTTCATTTGCTTTATCCCCATCTGGATTAATTTCAAATGTTAATTCACCTAAATTATCCGTTGAAACAACAACTTTAGTAGCACGAATAGTTTTTAATGGAGTAGTTATTGTTTTTGGAATAGATAAACATCCTTCGTAAAATAAAAATCCATCTTTGCTACGTTCTTTAATAATTGGATTTAATAAAAATAATTCTACACCATTTTCATCATCACCAAACTTAATATAACATGCTCTTTTTTTAATTCCTAATTGAGTTGCCGAAATACCTAAACCTGGATATGTTTCCAATCCTTTTTTAAGTGTTTGTTCTAATTCATCTGCTTCTTCTTTTGTAAAAGTAGAATATAATGTAGGAGTTTTTAAGAATTCTGTAAATTCTTTGGATGTTAAACCATTTGTGTTTTTATCTGTAATTAATTTCATTTATTTGTTTTTGGTTCAATCTATTTTATATTTTTTTTTTATATCTAATAAAGCAAGCTCTTTAGCTTTGCATTCCAACATAATGTCCACAACCAATTCGTATGTATTAGGTAGAGTATTGATATATAATGAATGGGATTGTGGTTTTTCTTTTGGATTATTTTCATGCAATGCCTTTGATTCGGAATAATGTACAACTGGCGTAATACCTTTGGGCCAAGTTGTAGCTGCTAGTTTAAGTGCATCTTCTTCTGATAAATCACCTGTACAAAATGTATGATGATGATAATCAAATACAATCGGTATTTTGATTGCTTTATGTATATACATTAAATCTTTAACTGAATACATAGATGCTTTATCATCATTCTCAATTGTAAGTCGTTTTTGTACCGATTTAGAGAGTCTTTGAAAGTTTTTGATGAATCTATCCATTGCAGATTTTTTATCTCCGTAAACGCCATTACAATGAATATTAATCTTATTATAAGGCGATAATTCTAACCCCATCATATCAAAGATTTTACCATGTAATTCTAAATCTGCTATTGTAGCCAAAATTACTTTCTCATTTGGAGAAACCAATACATTAAATGGACCTGGGTGTGATGTTATACGGATGTTATGAAGTTTAGCGTAATCACCTGCTTTCTTTAATTCATTCTTAATCTCTTTATAATCTTTTAATTGAGTTAAGTCTAAATTATCACCCCACGGAATAATTGCAGAAGATAGACGAAAGAAATGAATCTTATGTTGTCTATTCCATTCTAAAATTTTGATAATATCTTTAGCATTTGCTAATGCCAACTCCGAAACATAATCCAAGCCTTTGGCATTGAACGTTTTTTTCACCATTGAACGATTTGTGGTAACTTTTTTACCCATCGTCATATTAATACATGCATATCCTATATTCATAGTATAAATATACAACATTTATTTCATAAAAACAAGCTTTGTTATGATTTTTTGTATTTTAACCAAAAATTAACTGCATTTTGGTCATTTATCCAAGCATTTTTATTATTCCAATCAAAATCAGGTTTTGCATAATATGGTTGCATACCATTTCTTGGACCAATTTCTTTCCATTCATTTATTAACCCATCACCATCGGTATCCCACCCATCAATTACACCATCACCATCGGAATCTATTGGAATACGAATATTTTCCATTATGACTTCGCTTTCTTCTTCATTTGGTAATTTTTTTCCACTATTTACCTCATTTTGTAAATTATTTTCCACTATATCTTCTTTAGTATCACCATATACCTCATATAATCCTAATTTTTGGTCATTTTCCATCATTTCGGTTAAAATTTCTTTTTGTTTTTTCTTTTTATCATCAATTAACCCATTAAATGCGATAATTAGGGCAACTGCGAGAGGGTCAAACACTATAACAATGATAAAAATAAAGAATTTTACAACATTTTTCAATTCTACACCAAATGCATCGGCAACAAACCTAAACCCACCTACTTCTTTTTCTAAATTTAAGTTAGAAATTTTAATTTGGTTAATTTTTTCAGTTTCTTGACCATTTTGAATCTGTAAATCTGAAATTTTATCGTTAATTTTAGAAATTTGTTTATCTCTGTTATCAATAGAGTTAATTAATCTCCTATTAACTGAACCACCATTCAATAATTTACCTTGATTGGTGTTAAATTCTGTAATTTGAGTAGAAAGTTGCTCAATTTGAGCAGTATTTTGGTCAATTTTAGTTTGATGAACAGCGATTTCCCTATCTACCCGTTGTAATTCTAAAGATTGTGCTTGAAATGCGTTTGAAAGGTATCCAAAAATACCTGCTGATGTGATTAACATAAGAATTGCAACAGATATTGTTAAATATACCTTATTGAAACCCTTAATGTCATCCCATACTTGTTTTAAATAAGTAGCAGTTACTAATTTAGCAAATTCCAAAGAACCTGCCATTACCATTACTGCCGTTGATGCTCCACTAAATAGAACACCCAATCCAGTTACGGAGAAATAAGCTGCACATCCTGCAACCAATACCGCTGATATACCTACTAAATATTTAAGCCAGTTCATTTAATCTCTTTCAATGTTTATTAATTCAGCTATTCTATCAGAAACTTTTCTAATATCTTGAACTAATTGAATAACATCGTTAGGAGCAAGTTTCATAGCACCCGATGCTGCTCCCTCCAAAATTCTTAATTTACCATCCAACACAACCAATAGGTTTTGGATTTGACTTTTGTACATCATACTCATAGTAATAAATATTTATTTATAAAAAAAGGTAGGAACTATATGCTCCTACCTTCTAAATATACAAAAAATAACTTATATTACCTAATGTTAATAGATAATTTTTTTGCCTTTCTTTCATCCTTCTTTTCAATGGTGATTGAAAGTACTCCATTATTGAATTGAGCTTCAGATTTAGTACCATCGTAATCTTTACCTAATTTGAAACTAAAATCAATATCTTTAATTAAATCAGACTCTCCTTCTATCTTAGTTGATTTGATTGTAATCTTATCATCCGTTACTTCTAATAAGATATTTTTTGGGTTGTGTCCCAATACATTTACATCTACTTGAATTTTACCATCTTCCAATTCTTTTGTAGTATAATTGGAAATTGAGTTTTGCTTAACATGGGAGTATAAATTATCCCAATCTAAAAATAAATCATCTAAATTTGATTTGTAGCCAGTTGTGTTTTTAAATAAGCTCATAATAATAATTGTTTAATTGTTTAAAATTTAAGTATAGTATTTCAATTTTTACACCAAAACAAAAAAGTATGACAAAATGTCATACTTTATGTAAAAATGTCATACTTTTTTATCCTATTAATTGTTATCTTGTGACTCAATTACAGTACTCATATGGTCAGCCCAATGTATTAAATGAGGCAAGTTGGACTTAACTGCTTTATTTGCATCATATACTTTTAAATACTTAGTGTTATCTTCATCATATAATCCATCTGTAAGTTTTATACCAAAGTATTCTTTTTCATTATACTGAATACCATAATAATTTAAGGTAAAAAATGTTCTATCTGTAATTGACATAAATGGAATGCTTTCATTACGTTTATAGTATTCACCTCTATTTTTAACATGCCAATCTGAATCATTAGCTACATAATGCAATTCTCCTTTGATTCCTAATTTACCTAAATCATGATGCAATGCTGTAAATAATAATTCTTCATCAGTAAAATCTGGTTTACCACCTGTTGATTCAAATAAATTTTTCATTTTTAATGCATTCTTACAAACATTAAAGATGTGGTCTATATAACCACCATCATATGCGTTATGATAACTTTTATTACCTGATGCTGGTGATACTGTTACATTTAATCCTAACTCATCTTCTGAGTACATAAATAACAATTTTTCTAATCTTTCTCCTGTGAAATACTTTTTAAGGATTTCAATGAACCTGTTGTAATTTGCTTTTAATTCTTGTTCTGTTTTTTCTTTCATGTTGCTTTTGTTGCTTTAAAGTTTAAGTATAGTAAAAAAGATAAATCAAATATACGAAAAATTTTTAACTTTTCCAAATTATTTTAAATATATTTCTTTTTTTGTTAAAATTTTATAAAGTATTTCTATTTCCTCTTCAAATTCTAATTCAGGAAGGTCATCATCAAATAATCTTAATGTGTATAATGGGTTACCATCATCATCTAAAAATGCATCCGATTCGGAACTAAATAATGCAGGTATTGTTTCAATATCCGGCAATTCTTTTTCATCAATATCTACTAAAGGAATTACATAGTAATGGTACGAATCTAATCCGTCTTCTACGTCTAATCTATGACACTTCCATTTTTGGAAGCTAGATTCTGTTATGGGTGTTTGTGGAACTATAATCATATACAAAGATACGAAAAGTTTTACAAATTAACAAATTAAACTTATTTAAGATACGATTTATCTTCTACTTCATTCCATTTTTCTTTTGGACATGCTTTTTTATTAGCAGTAAAAATCTTTTTACGAATGGGACACCCACAAGCGCCACATACATATTCAAATACAATAGATTCTTGAAGATAATCACATGGTTTCATGCATATTGATAATCGCTCTTGCGCTAACTCTGATTGTTCTTTAGATGGATTTGCGGCAATCCACCAAGCTTTAATTATTTCTGAAGGAGTATTCATAACGATTTTTTTATATCAATTATTTTTTTACATAATTCGTATATTTCCAAAGTCAAAGCACGTTCATGTATCCAATTTAATATATCTATGTATTCACTTTTTTTAATTGTAATATATGCGGGAATATTTTGGAAACGAAATACAACTAATTCTTTTGCTGATTTGTTTGATTTAAAATTATTAATCATATCTACAATAGTTTCCAAATGTTCTATTGTAAGTTGGACACGTTCAATGTATTCATGCCAATGTAACTTAACATAACCTCTTTCCAACGTATTTAAAACTGATAGATTCATAACATATTTAAATATATAACTTTTATTTTTTTATTCTACGGATATACCACCAATATGAAAAATGGAAAAATAATGCAAATACAATAACACCTAACATAATCAATATAAATGGAATCATTATAATTCCCATAATAATATCAAATACTAATTTAGTATAGATTTGAATTTTTTTCATTATTGAATATTCTTACTCAATTTTTCGTATTTACTATAAACATCAGAAGTAGTAGCTTGTGTATTGGCAATTTCTTGTCTTAATCTATTTTGCGCTTCCATATCTCCCTGCTGTGCTCTTTGGAAATCATCGGATTGTTGTGATATCTTTTGTTCCAATGATGTTTTAGCAGCTTCCACATCCGCTTTAATTGTATCTTGTTCTTTTTTCAATGCTTTTTCTTTAGCAACTAATGGTGTGTCACCAACTGCCACTATTGTAGAAGATTTTGAAACAACTTGTGGTTTAATAGATGTATCATTTGATGTATCGGTTGTTGCAACCATATCCCAAGTAGTTGTTGATAATCCGGGTAATGTTGCATTTTGAAAACATTGTTTAACATCTTCAAAATCTTTTTGTATTATTTTCAAAAGAGAACTAACTCCGGTTAAAAATGTTGCCATTTTTTTAGTATCTAATGATTTTTCTTTATCTTGTGCAGTATCATTTTTTAATTGATTTACATTATACGCATTAGGATTGCGTTCTGATTGTAATGCCCAATCAAATGTTTCAAATCTATCGGATGGTCTTGAAATATCTGGAGATAGTGTATAATTGATTTGATTAATTAATCCAATAGGAATTCCCATTTCAAGTTCAGTTTCATAGATATAATCAACTGATTTAACACCTGCATTTTTATTTGCAATATCTCTTGTATTTCCAATTGCTTCTAACTGCTTATCCGATATTTCAATAATAGGTATAGTTTTACCCATAGGTATTCCCATTACTTTACCATTTTCAACAATGTCGTAGTGTGGATTATTGGAATTTTTTATATCGGAAAGTGTTTGTTCCGATAAAATGTAAAAATCATTTATCTTAACAACAATACCATTGACAGCTAAAAGTGGAATTAACTTATCTTTTGGGATAGGTTTTCCAACTTCTAACTCTAATGGTTTTATTATTGCAATTTGTTCCTTTGTAGGTTCTTCTGGGAGTGCGGATATAATCCATTTATCTTCCTTCTTTTTGTACCTCTTTGGGTTTTGCTCTATTGGTTGCTTTGCCATTTATATCTTTCCAAACTTTATTATAAATAGTAGTTTCCTTAATTTTTGGTGAAATTTTACCTTTTAATCGGAATAACTCTCTTTGTAAAGTTTGATATTTACTGCCATCAATTGCTTCAGAAATGATACCATTCACATCCAATTGAGATTTCATATTACGATACTGAACTGGCTCATAATCTTGCTTCTCATCTTCTATATGTTTGTAACCAAGAATATGTGCAACCGCAATAGTTGTACCAAAATCCTCTGCTAATCGGTCATAAACTTCCTCTCTTAACATATCTTCTGAATTATACATATAAATATCGTTTTAAAATTTTCGTATCACATCTACAATTAAATTCATAAAAGTATCAAAATCTGTAAATTCATCCATTTCATATCGTCTACCATCTTTACCTCCGTTTTGGTATTCAAACTCAACATATACACACCCATACTTTTTTTCTTTCATTATCCGCATTTCTCCTGTATTAGAGGGTTTATGTTCTATCGTGTACAGATATCTATATGATTTACTAGTCTCTCCCATATATTTTATTAGAACCATATCCCCACTTAATAAATCATAAGCTCTTGCCAACTTACCAGGGTTGGATAATTTTATAGGTTTTTCTGCATTCTTTTTAGGGGGTTCATCTAAAAGTTTTGAAAGAGTATCTACCAGCATACCATTATTCTCCTCATCTTTGAGTGATTCTAATAATTTATCTTGCCAAGTTTGTGCAACTGACATTTTATATTTAGAATTCAATGCTGATATTTGTTGTGCCATATAAATTTCGTATTCTTTTTGCTCCATTACTTCCAAAAAATTTGAATTAATACTACACACAATGCCAATGCAATACAAACTCCTGTTTTTATAGTTAGGGGTTCTTTAAACATAATCCAACTCATTATACAAAATATAACGATACCGATTGCCTGCCCAATCAAACGACCTGGCCAGGTTTCACCTGTTGCTTCATTAATTATACGAGTTGAATGAATAAACAAATATCCAACTGGTAAACCACATACTGCCATTAAGAATGGGTTTTCTTTTGCCCATTCCCACTTACCTTGCCCTTGTAATTGTATGAATGAAATGATTTGGGCAATTATAATCAAACCAAACCCATTAAGTAATTTCATATTAATAAGATTTTATGTTTTCTTCACGATGAGTTTCATTTTTACCACTACCACTTGTCTGTGTTGTTATGGTTTCACCTCTACTTGTAAAATAATGATAATTTAATCCATCCGAAAAACGATAAACCTTTACATCATCTTTTTCAAAAAGATAGGTAACATCGTAATCATCATTATTTGTTTTTGATTTTTCAATGCCATTTCCATAGCAGGAAACCAATATGATTGAAATTAAAAGTAATCCTATTATTTTTTTCATTTTTTTATTATTTTAAAAGTTTACCAAGATGAAGAGTAATAGTAATCGCCACTATTATCAGATAATGCTTCTTCTAAAATCTCAATAGTGTTTTTAATACCATCAAAGTACCATTCATCATATTCAGTTCCACCAAAGAAGAAACCACTTGTAGTTGGTAATAATTCCTCTGCTAATGAATTATCGTTTAGTATTTTCTTACATATTTCCAACAAATCTTCTAACTGAACTTTACTAACACAATACTCACCACAATTATCTACACCATTCTGTACATTCTCAACGAACCATTGGTGTATTTGGTTTTGCTTTCGCCAATATCCAATTTCCTCAACAATATGAGTAACCCTTTCAGGTTTAATGTTTGTAGGTTCACCACCTTTGGTTACTTCTACATTATACTGCTCTTCTGGTTTTTGAAAGCTCCATTGTTTAACATAGGTACGCTTCTCTAAATACATGTCTAATCCCATAATTTTATAATTTAAGTTTTAAGTTTAATAACAATATTCTGATTCGTAAAAAGTAGTGGTTGGGTAAGTGTTAAGAATCTTATCACCATTCCTTACATATTTAGATAAGTAAGTAGTATATTCCTCTTCAGTATGAATGGGGAAATCTATCGTACTACCATTGGGTCTAGCAATTGTCATCCTAACACATTCGTAATTAGGAATATAGCCGGTAAATTTCTTTGAAAAGTATTCAGCATCTGTTTTAAAAGTAAATTGAAAATTTGACATAAGTTTTAAGTTTTAAAGTTTAACAATAATAATTACAATCCCTGCTCTCTACGCAGTTGTTGTTCGTGATACTCAGCTTCCGAATATTCCACAACTTTAAGATAAGGAGAAAATTTAGTTTCGTAATAACCACGTAGGTTAGCCATATCAATCAATGAATCAATGAACGACTTACGAACATAAGTCATATCGGAAGAACCAAACCCTTGGTCTTCTGGCCAATCCATATAATCATCAGCAACATCTGAAAGTGCTGAATGAACTGCATCACCATAAGTGATGATACTTTTTGTAAATCGTCCCTCAACTGGGAAAGCATTTTTAACAACATCAAACCCTTCTACTAAAGAAGCGGTGGCTAAAACTGAACTAAGGTTAAATGGTAAGCTCATATCGGAAAGGGGTTTAAAGTAGCTCAACCCGAACTACATAGTAAAGATACAAAATTCTGGATTAAAAGTCAAGTAAAACTTTAATTATTTTCATCTTTTTTAAAAGGTTTTTCGTACTCTATCTTATTGGTAATTTTACTGTTGGCAACCTCTCTCATTTTCTGTTTAGTTTCTTCACTATGATTTTTACCTAATCGTGATGGCGGTTTAGCTCCACGTTTTTTAGCGGATTCTGCCATTTTTTGTTTAGTTTCTTCAGAAAATGGTTTTCTTTTTTTTCCTACATTTGATTTGGATATTTTTTCTTTTGTTTCTTCACTCATTTTTTTACCCAAACGTAAATTTCTTAATTTTTCTTTAACTTCATCAGTATGTGTTTTTCCAAAAAAATTATTCAAATCACCATTATGTATATGTTTATGTGATTCACTCATTTTTTTTATAGCGTCCTCTGAATGTTTCCACCCAATCGGTTTTGATGGTGGTTTAATTCCACGTTTTTTTGCCGATTTACTCATTTTTTGTTTAGTTTCTTCGCTAACAATTTTATTTTTATTTGATAAACTATTTTTCATGCGATGTTCGGCGGTATGTATTAGCCCATTAACACCATCCCCACCATTTGTCATATTGACCAATTTTCCCAACCCTAAATCAAATCTACCATAATACATAATAAGTTCTTTTTCTTTTCCACAAGCTTCTTCCCATGTTAGATTATCTTCAATAATTTCAGCATCGTACCCAACTTTATTTACTATGTTTTTCCAATGTTTATTTCGGTTTGAATGTGAATATAATCGTTTTTTTGTTTTACCTATTCCTACATAAAAAACATCATTATTATCTTTTCTGATATGTTTGTATGTATAAGCCATATATTAATTTTTTATATAAATATATGATATTCCAATTTTGGTCTTAATTTAATCCAAACTAATTAATTAAATACTTTCATCAGAAGAAAATGGTTTAGAATATTTCGGTTTAATCATACTCCAAATTATATCATCATATGATGCGTTATCCCACATCTTAAACAAAATTGGTCTTAATTCTTCAGATTGAGTCATTACATATTCAGCAAACTCTTTTTTTGTTGGCTCGGGATATCTATCATTAAACTTACCGTAACGGAAATAGTCGTACATCTTACCTACTCTCTCGTCAATGTGGTGAAAACTCCATCTTAAATTCATAGCAGTATGCTTAACCCAATCATCAAATTCGTCAGGCACTCTTTCTAAAAATGGTTCTAATGGTTCTCCATTCTTTAACAATTCCCAAATATCTTTGGTAGAAAAGTTGGTAAGAATTCTATGTAAACGAACATACTCATCTCCTTTAATCTTCATTCGCATACCACCTGAAAAACGAATTACATATCCTTCTTTATCTTTGGATATTTCTTTTTTCAAAGTTTCCCAATCCTCTCCCCAAGTTTTATATAATGTAACAATACGAAACCCAATATTAGAAATAATATTTTTAATACGAATATCTTCGGTATCATTATTTAGATTAACTTCATTACCTGTTTTTGTATTTATTATACCCAATAAAACAATATCTTCAAAATCATAATTACATACTATTCTATTTTCATTATAAATTATTTCAAACAAATATGTGTAATCGGTATGTAGTTTTTCAAAATTATATTTTTCCAATAATTCTCTACCTTTGATTGCTTGGTCGGATTGGAATGAACCACGTGTTGCTACATGCCATTCATTGTTGTAGTGGAATACAATACCCAACGAGCCATCCATCTTCTCATATACCTCAAAGTTTTCATTTGGGATATCTTCTGGTTTATGTTCTTCATAGTTAAAGAACTTTGGAAAAGGTTTAGCAACCACATTACCTTTATTATCTAACACTAACCCTCTGCAATTCAAAGTAATATCATCCCACAATCCATTGTATTGGCATTCACGGGAATAGTTGTATATAGACAAAGGGAGTGTAGGATGATTTTGTTTAATCACCAAACCCTTATCTATATACTCCTCTAAAACTTCTAAATTGTATTTCATAACTTATTTATTTCTTGTCTAACTTCATCCAAATAATTTAATTTATCTATATATCTTTGATTTGTCATATCACTTATCATATCAAACTCATACGATTCAATCATCTCATCTACTGCAATTAGTGCACATTCCTTTGCTGCATAAAAATTAATAATGTCATCATTCATAACAGTTGCTAAGCCATTTAAAATACCCGTATGCTTTACATTATGACACATTGGCTTAAATTTTTCTATTAACTCTTCTGCGTAATCTTTTGGTGGTTTCATAACTTACAATTTAATACTGAATCTATCTTTCATTTGTTCTAACTTTTCTTTTGGTACTCCGTGCCCATTCACACCACCATGTCTGTTCTCAACGATTAGAGTGAATACTTTATATCCGTATTCTTTGGCTAACTTAAAGTACTCTTCCATCTCCCACTCTTGTGTGAATGTGTTTGATACTACAATTTCGGAATAGAATTGTTCATTTGCTATATTATCCTTCATAAATGTTTCTACTCTAAATCTACACCAATTATGTGCTTTAGGTAAATCCCTTGCGTTGAACTTATATTCGCCGGTTTCCTTATCTACAAAATAATCATCTGCTTCACAAATTACATACTCACTCCACATAGTTTTAGCAAATGTTGATTTACCACTACCTGGTAATCCTCTTAATAATATTAATATCTTTGGTATCATAATTCATCTTCATTTAATTCAATTAAGTTATCGGTATCCAATATAATTGGTACACCAGTTTCTATATTTTGTAAATAAGAATGACCCGGCATTCCTTTTACTTCACCAATTAAAGCAAATACTTGTCCTTCAAATGGATTTGGATTATCTACTCTCCATTCTTTTGGCATAGATTTGTAATCATATTTTACTAATTTAATTTTTTTCATTTTATCTATAATTTTCTACAATTGTATGGTGGTCATCCGGTATCATACTATTAATTGGTTGTTTCTCCATAATCTTTAATATCTCTTCTAAACTGATTGGATTTAAACCATTACCATCAACTCCTACATCCATAATTTTACCTGGTCCAATCCTACGTTCTGCTGGTAAGTGAACGTGTCCATGTAAGTGAATTACTCCTTTTGCCAAATTGTTCCAACTTGCAATCGGAAAGTGCATTAAAATAAAACTTTGTTCTCTTTGTAATTGAGTCGCAACATCCCATTTTACATTCAATTCTACATATTTGTTTACTGAACTAAAAAGAGATTGTACATCTTCTTTGTTTCTTTCAATATGGTGGTCATGATTACCTGTAATGATGTGAACGTTTTTACAAAAAATACTATCTCTGAATATTTGTATTTGTTCAAATCCACCAAATGACCAATCACCTAAATGAAAAAGGATATCATCTTGTCCGACCATTTCGTTGATGTTACCAACAATGTGGGCGTTCATATGTTCTAATGTTTTAAAATCCCTTAATGTAACTGGGTTAGACCATTGAGTTGTGGATGAGCATATGTTGGCATGATTGTAGTGAGTATCAGATGTAAACCACAAATTTTGTCCCTTATTTAGTATAATTTTCATTGTCTTGTTTAGCTAGTTCAATAAATTTATCTATACATGCACTTTCGGCTTCTTCATAGGTATTGAATGTTATGCTTGTCCATGTGCCATAATGAATTATATAGACATCCGGCATAAGTTTTGTTGGATGAATATGTGCATCATACTTCTCCCTAAACCATCTAAATACTTGTTGTTTGAGTGGTGCTGGTGTGTGTCTTTCAACCTTTGCTTTCTTAATACGTTCCCATAGTTCTCCTGTTGCATGATAGGTATAATCATAATCCCCATCGTAGTTTAATTCGGCTAATGCTTGGCATTGTGAGTGACTTAAAAATTCTTTATTTTCCATTATTTTTATCCTTTACGATTTAATTTGTGAATCCTATGCCATCTTTTAATAAACCAAAAAAAGTGTACCATACACACCATAACGTTGACGATGATAGTAGGATTGTTTTGAATTAAAAATCCATACCATACCCAAATCAAACAAGCAACTAAGTTGACTGTTCTTACTAACTTTTGTTTAGAAAGCGCAAAGGATAAAACAGATAATCCCATTGCAAAGTAACCAACTATTTCTAAAGTATTCATATCTTTTAGTTATATTGTAGTTCTAATTCAGTAAACTCTTCTAATACACCATCGTAGTAACTTACAAACAAATCATAATCTCGTAACTCTACGTTGTAATAACCTTGGTTATAGTTCATAAGGTTATCAATATCCAACCAACTTGTGTGGATTTTAGCTTTATCACAAAAGGCTTCAAACTCAACTGCGTTAAGGTTTTCAGCAAAATTTCGGATTTCTTCAATAGTGAACTTTTTCATAATATAAGGGGTTTTAAAGTTTAAAAATTATTCTTCACAAACTGTAAATTCAATAGCAGGACCGAAAGAAATACCACCACTAACACCTGCCCAACTGTAAGATGGTTCTAATATCTCTCTCACTTTCTCTCTATCTATAGAATCAAACTGAATATCATATGGATGGGGTTCTGTAAGGTACTCACCGATTGCGTTGATAATTTCACTACGTTTTGCGATGGGGTACACACCACTCTTAATGTTGTAGAAATCGTTACAGTACTCAATGAAAAGATTGAGGTCGGTAAGAAAGTTTCTTTGGACTTGTGTGGGGATGGGGGTTTCGGAAAGGGTCATAACAAAGGGGTTTAAGGTTGAAAGTTTAAAATGGAGAGAATTACATCACTCTCTCACATATAACAAAGATACAAAATTCTGTATTAAAAGTCAAGCCTTTTTGAAAATATTTTTAAATTATTTTTGGGGGAGGGGGCAGGGGGGAATTGAAGTCAAAAAGAAAATTTGTTATCTCTATTGATAGTTTAGGTATTCTTCAATTGGTAATCTAATGTATCTACTACGGATTGTATAAATGCATTCTTATTCTTTAACCCGTTCCCACTTATCCCACCAGTATCAAACTGCTTTCCATTCAACCATAGTTCATACCTATATTGTGTCTTATAAAATACATCGTATTTCCTTGTCAATAACAACTTACCCCTATTCATACCCAATGGTGATACAAATGAAAATGAGTAACACTTTGGTTCTATGATATTCAAAGCCGTATCGTATTTATAGACAGAATCCAATATAGAATCAATCCTCCACCCACCACATTGTGTCCCTTCTAATAATTTAAAGTTATGGATTGTTAGCATCTTAATTAAATAATCCTTTATGGTCTCTGATTAGTACTGAAGTAAATTGGATGAACGAATCAAATGTTTTGAACTTATGTGGAGAGAAACCCAAATCCTGCTTTGAACGAGAATAATCCGAAGTACCGGATAAATTGTTTATCACTACAATATCATACTGCTCCCTATCCCAATTAAACAATAAACCTAAGCAGTTAGGAGTTCTATCCTTTGGAGATATCCACATCATATTATCCAATCTTATGTTGGTCGTAATCTCAAACTGCGTTCCATCGACCTCCACCATATATCCGTTCAATCTCGTACTAAAGTTGATTGGTGCTTTCATAACTCACTACAGTATTGGATTAAGTTTTTATACAAATTCGTTCTTTTACTAATCGGACCATAGGTTAAGGATTCTACCTCCCATTTCCATTCCGTATTTCCTTCGTTTCCGATTTTGGATACGTGGTATTCATCATCTTTATCCCATATGTGGTAGATGATTGTGGTATTATACAAATTAAAATCACTCATATTATTTACGTTTTTCATAGTAAAGGGGATTAAAAGTTTATTGGGTGATAAATTGTTTCTCCGTTAGAAAATTGAGCAGTAACACCTAAAGGTTGGGAGTATTGTGAAAATACATTCTCAATGAAATCTACATACTCATACACTAATGATTGAATGTTGGTATCATCGTAGTGCTCATAGGATTCATATTCATAACCATTAACATAGTATAGAACATGCCAATCTAAGTTCACACCATCATAGTAACCACTACGAACAACAGGTGTAACCCAAACTTCAACCTCATCTTCTCCTATCATTACTGCATTGGAGAAAGAACCAATTGAAGTGGATGGATAAGAACGTAAATTGTTAGGGTCTGATTTACTATGATTAGAATAATCTTTATGTGAATTAAACTCTGATTCTAAGTTTTGGATTAAATCATCGTACTCATAGGTATCTTCTAATTGAACTGCGAAGATATGGGAAGCATTAACATTGTAAAAATTTGAAGTAGACATTGGAAAGGGGTTTAAAGTTTAAGTTTTAAAGTGGAGTACTATCGCTCTCACATATAACAAAGATACAAAATTTTGAGAATATATCCAAGCTTTTAATGTAAAAATTTTGGATATTTTTCAACCACATTTACTATCTCTGATAAACGTAGGAAATCATCATTGGTTAAATATCCCCAAGCAATAGGTATTAAATCAACGTAGAAGTATCCATCGTACAAACCATACAACATATTAACCAAAGGAAAGGATTTATTCCTATCATAGTTAATCTCAATATCACTAATAATCTTACCAATCTCAAAAAGAGTTTCTTTACTCATATTGGCATGACGGTCAAATAAAAGATAATCCATAATATAAGGGGGTTAAGGGGTTTAAATAAATCAATAATAAAATGCGTTCCAAATACGGTCAATAGGAGCAAGATACCTAGCACCTACCTTATGGTTTGATTTAGCACC